CCACCCCCACACCCCCCACCGCGACAAAGCCTGTCCCGAAAAAAATTTCCAATGAGCTGGTGGCAAATAACCCATTTGTCGAATTCGTCAAGCTCTACAAAAATAACCCTGTCCTCTTTGTCAAGGAGGTGCTTAACACTGAGCCTGACCAGTGGCAAGTTGAATTCCTAAACCACATCGCCGCCGGCAACCGCCGCATCTCAGTACGCAGCGGCCATGGAGTCGGCAAGTCAACCGCCAGCGCGTGGGCGATGATTTGGTATCTATTCCTGCGCTTCCCTGTCAAGGTGGTGGTCACCGCGCCCACCAGCAGCCAGTTGTATGACGCCCTCTTTGCCGAGGTCAAGCGCTGGGTCAAGGTGCTGCCCCCTATGCTGCAAGACCAGTTGGAGGTCAAGCAGGATCGCATCGAGGTGAAAGATGCCAACGAAGAGGCGTTTATCTCTGCGCGTACATCTCGCGCCGAGCAACCCGAAGCGCTCCAAGGCGTCCACAGCGATAACGTAATGCTGGTGGCTGACGAGGCGTCCGGCGTGCCTGAGAAAGTATTTGAAGCGGCCAGCGGTTCCATGTCCGGCCACAGCGCTGTCACGCTGCTGCTGGGCAATCCTGTCAGGAGCAGCGGCTTCTTTTACGACACCCACAACCGCCTTGCTGGTGACTGGGTCACCATGCGCGTTTCCTGCGCCGACTCTCCAAGGGTCAGTGAGGCTTACATTGAAGAGATGAAGGCGCGGTACGGCGAGGAGTCCAACGCCTACCGCATCCGCGTGCTTGGGGAATTCCCTAAGTCCGATGAAGATACTGTCATACCGATGGAGTTACTGGACTTGGCGATGAATCGTGATGTCGAGGCGTCACCTTACGCGCCCTTGGTGTGGGGGCTGGATGTGGCGCGCTTTGGCTCAGACCGATCTGCACTGTGCAAGCGCCGAGGTAATGCTGTCACTGAGCCTATCAAGACTTGGAAAAACTTGGACCTGATGCAGTTGACTGGTGCTGTGGTTGCTGAGTTTGAGGCTTTGGCGCCCAGCGACCGGCCAGAGGAGATACTGGTGGACTCCATTGGTTTGGGCGCTGGCGTGGTGGATCGGTTGAAAGAGTTGAATCTTCCAGCTCGAGGCATCAATGTGTCTGAGTCCCCTGCCATGGGTGGTACTTACAGGAATCTGAAGGCCGAGCTTTGGTACAAGGCCAAGGCGTGGCTTGAGCAGCGGGATTGCAAGTTACCTAAAGATGAGCTGCTGGTGGCTGAGTTGGCGACTGTAAGGTATATGTTTACATCCAACGGCAAGATTCAGATTGAGAGTAAGGATGACATCAAGAAGCGCGGCTTGGCCTCGCCTGACAAGGCTGATGCGTTTTGCTTGACCTTTGCCTCAGATGCTGTCATTGGCATGATGGGGTCAAAGGCCAGCGCCAAGTGGAATCAGCCGTTGAAAAGAAACCTCTCAAGGGTTGCATAATTCGTTAATTGTTTTTAAAGGGGTAATTTATGAAGATGACCAAAGCAGCCAAGAAAGTTGGCAAGGTGATGGGTGAGTACAAGGCAGGCACATTGCACAGTGGCAAGGGCGGCAAGGTAGTCAAGAATCCAAAGCAGGCTGTGGCTATTGCCATGTCTGAGGCAAAGATGCCCATGCGCGGCAGCCGTACAGCAAAGAACATGAAAACTAAGGGGATGAAGTAATGGCTACTATGCAACGCACCATGGATCAGGTTATGGACCAAGACGAGGGCTATGAGGGCGGCGAAGAGAGCTGCCCCTTGGCGACTCAAGATATCACGCTCAATCTGAAGAATCGCGCCAAGGCGATTAACTCTGCCAACTATGGTCCTGAGAATCCCAAGCTGCCCAACAAGCAGTATTGGATGGAGATGGCTGATGAGTGGCAAGTTGATCCCGAAGAGGCAAAGATGAGCCTTTGCGGTAACTGCGCGGCTTTTAATCAGGAAGAGTCGATGCTGGACTGCATAGCCAAGGGCATTGGCGAAGATGGCGACCCATGGGCGGTGATCGATGCTGGCGACTTGGGCTACTGCGAAATCTTTGATTTCAAGTGCGCGTCCAGCCGTACCTGTTCAGCTTGGGTGGCTGGTGGCGATGATGCAGAGGGCGAAGACGAGATGCCTGAGTCATTGTTAACAATCAAGATTGGACTTAAGAATGAAGACTAAGCCTGGCTTGTATGCCAACATCAACGCCAAGCAAGCGCGTATCAAAGCCGGCTCTGGCGAGAAGATGAACAAGGTCGGCTCCAAGGCCGCACCATCCGCTGCCGACTTTAAGTTGGCCGCCAAGACTGCTAAGAAGCCAAAGTCAAAGAAGTGATTGCGCCAATTTGCATAAGCACAGTAAACGGCAAAGGCTTGCGGGTGATGCTGACAAGTATTGCCGAGTATTGTCCCGAAGTGCCTGTCTATTTGCGCGGTCCTGAGTCTGTCATTAGCGGCTATGACGCCGACCTTAAAGTCTTTGCCAAAGCCAGTAACTTTGGCGACGCCTATAACGACATCATGGATCACGCCTTTGCCGATGGCTTTGACTCTGTTGTTTGCGCCAATGATGACATTGTGCTGACCCCTACCAGTTACAAGTATCTGATGGAGGATGTATCTCAATTGAGAGAAGAGACTGGCGAGCCAGTGGGTTGGGTGTCTGCGCGGTGCGATGCCGCAAGACCGATACAGAACATTCGCAGCAATCCATTCAATCAGCAGATGCACTACTTCAGATACCCATTTGAAGATGCCATCATGCCGATGGAGTGCTTAAGCCCAATATTTGCTTGGATTGGGAAAGATGCGTGGGACTGCTTTAAGTTTCCACCTTTGAATTGGTACTCAGATGATGTCCACTGCGAAGACTTGCGTGCCGCTGGTTTCCATCATTACTTGTCGCGTTCCTATGTCCACCACATTGGCAGCCAGACTATTGGCATGGACGGCAACAAGTTGATCCAGCAGGCAGTGCCATGGATACGCAAGAACAGACCCGAATATGCAGCCGTCTGGTTTAACTCTTAATCTCGGTTCGGGCAAAGATCATCGCGCCGACTGCGTGAATGCTGACATTCGTGCGGATGTTGGAGCCGACTGGGTTGTCGATATTTGCAAGCCATTAAATACAGACAAGCTCTTTTTGAAGATCATCGCCAATGATGTGCTTGAGCATTTGCCTGATCTAGTCAGCGCAATGACCAACTGCCGCGACTTGCTGGTGGATGGTGGCGAGATGCACATCCATGTGCCTTATGACTTGAGCTATGGCGCGTGGCAAGACCCGACCCATGTGCGTGCTTTTAACGAAAAGTCTTGGGTGTACTACTGCGAATGGGCGTGGTATTTGGGATGGCAAGGCAGCAGATTTGAGCTGGTGCATTTGGAGATGCGTCTCAGCGAGTACGGCGCAAGCCTAAAATTACCGCAAGATGAGTTGATGCGGCTGCCTCGCGCCGTTGACTCTATGTATGTAGTCCTAAAGAAAGTGCCTTATGAAAACACCCGCATGGCAGCGTAAAGAGGGAAAGAGTCCAAGTGGCGGCCTAAATGCCAAGGGACGCGCCAGCGCCAAGGCCGAGGGCATGAATCTGAAAGCGCCTGTGAAGAGTGGCGACAATCCGCGCAGGGCATCATTCCTTGCGAGAATGGGCAATATGCCAGGCCCAGAGATGAAAGACGGCGAGCCGACGCGCTTGCTGAAGAGTTTGAAAGCGTGGGGCGCGTCCAGCAAAGAGGACGCAAAGGCCAAGGCCAAAGCAATATCTGCAAGAAATAAGGCAAAAAAATGATCAACGATATGAATATCACCACCGACATCGCGGCCATTGTGCCGATGGATGAATCCGAGTTGCAGGGCATTGTCTCTGCCGAGCTGGAGGACGCTGTCAGTTATATCGACTCTGATGTGTCACCCATCCGCGCCAAGGGTACTGAGTATTACCGAGGCGATCCCTTTGGTAATGAGGAAGATGGCCGCAGCCAAGTAGTGGCGATGGAGGTGCGCGACACTGTCAGCGCTATGTTGCCAAGCCTGATGAAAGTCTTTTTCAGCTCTGAAAATGTAGTCGAATATGTGCCGCGTGGACCCGAAGATGTGGCCGGCGCACAGCAGGCGACAGATTACGCCAACTACATTTACAGCGCCGACAACAATGGTTTTATGACCACCTATGCCTTGTTCAAGGATTCATTGGTGCGTAAATGCGGCATCGCTAAGTACTGGTGGGAAGAGAACGAAGAAGTAAAGATCGAAGAATATTCTGGGCTGGATGACCAGACTGTGCAAATCCTGATGCAAGAAGATGCCGAGGTCAAGATTGTGGTCAGTTACCCTGATCAATCAATACCGATGCAACCACCACAGCCTGATCCGATGACTGGCCTGCCTATGCCTATGCAGCAGCCTATGCTGCATGATGTACAGATCAAGCGCAATACCAAAGATGGCCGTATCCGCATTATGGCTGTGCCTCCCGAAGAGTTGTTGCTAGACCGCCGCGCAAGATCGTTTGATGATGCCGGCATCATTGCCCACCGCCAAATGGCGACAGTGGATGACCTGATCGGCATGGGGTATGACCAAGATGAAATCGAGGAGAACATAAGTAGCACCGACCTAGACAGCAACGATGAGTATTTGGCGCGCCAGCCTTTGAGCACCACCTTTGGCGCTGCGGACAGCATGAATCCTATGCAGCGCAGGGTTTTGTACATTGAAGCGTATATGCGCGTGGACTATGACGGCGATGGCATACCTGAGTTGCGGAAAATATGCTGCATGGGTTCGGGTTACACAATGGTGCGTAATCTGCCAGCCAGCTATATCCCATTTGTGGACTTCCCCTGTGACCCAGAGCCACACACCTCGCCTTTGGAAGCGATGTCGATCTTTGATATCACGCACGACATCCAAGAAATTAAGTCAGAAATCTTGCGTAATACGCTGGATTCTTTGGCGCAGTCTATCCACCCGCGTACCGCAATTGTCGAGGGTCAGGTCAACATTGATGATGTGCTGAATAACGAAACTGGCGCCATCATCCGCATGAGAGCACCAGGCATGGTGACGCCATTCAGCTCGCCATTTGTTGGGCAACCAGCATTTGCCATGCTTGGCTACATGGACGAGATGCGCGAAGACCGCACCGGCATGAGCAAGGCAGCAATGGGCTTAGACCCTGATGCGTTGCAGTCAACCACCAAGGCTGCTGTGGCCGCCACTGTCAGCGCGAGTCAGTCAAGGCTTGAGCTGCAAGCACGCATCTTGGCCGAGGGTATGAAAAAGCTGTTCAAGGGCATTTTGTACTTGATGACCACTCACCAAGACAAGCCACGCATGGTGCGTTTGCGTAACGAGTGGGTGCAGATTGATCCTCGCGTATGGGACGCCAGCATGGATGTCAATGTAAACATTGGCCTTGGCAATGGTGAAACCAGCGAAAAGCTGGCCTCACTAAACCTGATTATGCAAAAGCAAGAGCAGATCATGGCTCAGTTTGGACCAATGAATCAGATTGCTTCTTTGCCAATGTACATCCGCACATTGCAAAAAGCCATTGAGTTGTCAGGAAACAAGGACGCATCCAGCTACTTCAACACGCTGCCTGCTGACTTTCAGATGCCACAAGAACAGCCGAAGCCGACACCCGAAGAGGTGCTGGCACAAGTACAGGCGCAGTCTATCCAAGCCGACATCCAAAAGAAGGCTGCCGAGTTGGAATTGAAGCGCGAGCAGATGATCAGAGATGATGATTACCGAAGAGATCAACTGGCGCAGGACTTACTGCTCAAGAAGTACGAACTTGAGTTAAAGTACGGCACACAGATTAGCACTGCTGAGATTGATGCTCAACAGTCTATGGACAGAGAAGCAATGCGCCAACAGACGGCTCTTGTGCAACAGGCGGTTCAAGCTGCCAATCAAGTACAAGCGCCGCCAGTCGAGCAAGTGCTACCCATCAACCTTAATGGAATGGTTTAAATGAGTGACGAAGCAGTACGCAAAGGCCAAAAGGCTAATCAGTTAGCCAATGACGAGGTCTTCTCGGCAGTATTGGAAAAGATGAGAAATGACCAGTATTGGATTTTTGAGTCTACTAAACCCGAAGAAACCGCCAAGCGCGAAATTGCCTGGTCAATGCTAAAGGCTATTGAAAACTTCCGCATTGAGGTCACCAAGATGGTGGACAACGGCAAGGTGGCACAGCGTGCCATTGAACGCGCAACCAAAAATATTGTTTAATTAGGAAATAGACCATGCAAACAGTCGCACCAACGCCAGCAGGCAGTGCAGTACAAGGTCCAATGAATGTGGCTGAAGCAGCCAATGCACTTGAGGGATTTCTGCCCGATGAGGGACAACAGGAAGATCGCGAGGCGCAGTTGCCCGATGAGGGCGCGGCGGTAGATGAGGAGTTATCAGCAGACGCAGACGCGGCTGATGATGAAACAGATGCCGAACAATCCGAGTTAGATGAAGACACCGAGGAGCAAGAACAGCCACAAGTCTTCTCCGTCAAAGTTGACGGCAAAGAAGTCGAAGTGACGCTAGACGAGCTACAAAAAGGCTATTCACGAACACAGGATTACACACGCAAAACGCAGCAAATCGCAGAGGTGCGAAAGCAAACCGAAGCTGAGTTGAGTGCAGTGCGTGCCGAGCGTGAACAGTACGCTCAGTTGTTGAGTGCGTTGGAATCACAAGTTCAGCAAGTAGCGCAGCCAAACATTGATTGGGATCGTCTTTATCAGGAAGACCCCATCGAATGGGTACGGCAGCGCGAGGTGATGCGAGACAACCAAGAGAAAGCAGCAGCTATTCAAAGTGAAAAGCAGCGCCTGGCTCAGTTATCTCAGCAAGAGCAAGCACAGTTTATGCAGCAGAAATTGCAGCATGAGCAGGAGGCTTTATTGGCGGCTATCCCTGATTGGAAAGACCCCAAAAAAGCTCAAGCCGAAAAGGCTTTGCTTGTTGAATTCGGTCAAAAGATCGGGTTTACACCAGACGAGTTGAATGGAGTGGTGGATCACAGGGCGGTCCTGATGTTGCGTAAGGCAGCACTCTACGACCAGATGATGTCCAAGAGGGGCAGCATTAAGCCAGTGACCAACAACGGCCCTCGACCTGCCAAGCCTGGTGCAGCAGGAAGAGTCTCAAATACGACTGAGGCAGTTCGCGCACAACAGCGCGTCGCGAAGACTGGCCGTGTCGATGATGCGGCCAATGCAATCTTCCAACTTTTGAAATAAGGAATAAATCATGGCTATCGTAACGAACACGTTCACGACCTACTCTGCAAAGGGTATTCGTGAAGACTTGAGCAATGTGATCACAAACATTTCTCCCGAAGAAACCCCCTATATGTCCAACATTGGACGTGAAAACATCACCAACACTTTGTTTGAATACCAAACAGACTCCCTTGATTCAGCCTCCTCTAACGCACAGCTTGAGGGTGATGATGTAACTTTTAACTCAGTTACAGCTACTGTCCGCTTGACCAACTATGCTCAGATTTCACGCAAGACTATTGTTTTGTCAAATACTGAAGAAGTAGTAAATAAGGCAGGCAGACGCTCAGAATTAGCATACCAAATAGCTAAACGCGGCAGCGAGCTAAAGCGAGACCAAGAGTTTGTGATGATGAACGGCGGCATTGCTGTTGCTGGTAACACCACCACAGCTCGCGTGACTGCATCTTTGCAGGCTTACATCAAGACCAACGTGGACTATGACACCACCAACGGCGTAAATCCCAGCTACACCACCTTGCCTAACTCAGCTCGCACTGACGGCACTGTGCGTACCTTCACTGAAACCATTCTCAAGAATGTGATTCAGAAAGTATGGACACAAGGCGGTATGCCAAAGATTTTGATGGTTGGCCCTGTCAACAAGCAGCGCGTGTCTGGTTTCTCTGGCATCGCATCAGCTCGCTACAACATCAACGGCGGTGATCGTCCTGCAACCATCATTGGTGCAGCCGACATCTATGTCAGCGATTTTGGTCAAGTTCAAGTTGTCCCCAACCGCTTCCAGCGCGAACGTGACGCTTGGGTGCTTGATCCTGAGTACGCAAAAATGGTTGTCCTCCGTCCTTACCAACAAGTCGAGTTGGCGAAGACTGGTGATGCCGAGAAGCGTATGCTTTTGGTCGAATGGGGCCACAAGGTATTGGCAGAAAACGCACATGGTCTGGCAGCAGACTTGGTAACTTCTTAAACGAAGCAAAGGAAGAGGGGGGAGCAATCCCCCCTTTTTTTACATGGACAAAAGAATATTCAGCGAAGACAAAGACCAGGGCATCACACGCTACTGGCACTACAACCCTGAGACTGATGAGGCAACGATTCAGACGCAGCAAGATGTAACCGACATCATTGAAGAGAACAAGCAAGAGTTCAACATGGTGGATGAACGTGCTGGCTGGAAAGGTGAATTTCACCGCGTTGCCAGCATTCCTATGTCTATCTATTCACAGCTCAAAGCAGATGGCAAGCTCGAAGATCAGGAATATATGAAGCGTTGGCTTAATGATCCAGAGAACAGATTTTTTCGTGTACGACCAGGACAAGTATGAAATACATCGCAGTATGCACACCAGCGCGTGACATGGTCCACACCATGTTCACCTATGATTTAGTCAACATGGTGGCTAACCACACATTGAACACCAATGATGCCATCAGCTTGAAAATATCGCAGGGGACGCTTATCGCCAATCAGCGAGCTGAATTGTGCCTAGACGCGATGCGTGAAAAATGCACTCATGTACTTTTTATTGATTCAGATATGCGGTTTCCGCAGGACATGATTGAGCGTTTGCTGCAACATGACGTTGATATCGTGGCTACTAACTGCGCGCGCAGACGTATGCCTACAGGACCGACCGCACAGCTTTATAAAGAAAATGGCGAGCGTGAGTTGGTATATACGATGCCAGAAACAACCGGCCTGCAAGAGGTTGGCTCAGTTGGTATGGGCGTGATGCTGATCAAGGCCAATGTCTTTGCAAAGTTAGCAGAGCCTTGGTTTGAAACTCCATGGCGGCATGACAAGCGTGGGTATATTGGAGAGGATGTTTTCTTTTGTAAGAAAGCTAGAGAGGCAGGCTTTAAGATATGGATTGATCACGATGTGAGCAAGGAAATAGGCCACATTGGAATGTTTGAATTTAAGCATGACCACACTTGGGTGATGCGTGAAGTCCAAGAAAAAGAGGCAGTCTAATGGCATTGACCACCTACACCGAACTGAAGACATCGCTGGCCGATTGGCTTAATCGGTCTGACCTGACTTCAGTTATTCCTGACTTCATCAGTCTGGCCGAGGCACAGATTGAGCGCCAGCTACGCACCAGACAGATGATTGTGCGTGCCAACGCAACATTTGCGGCGGCTGCTGAATACGGCACAGTGCCTGATGACTTCTTGGAAACAAAGTCCATCAAGCTCAACACCAATCCGATCACGAATTTGCAGTTTCAGACCATTGATGCAATGGACTCACTCTCAAACACCACTTACTTGTCCAGCGGCAAGCCACTGTATTTCAGCGTGGTGGGTAATCAATTCCGACTGTTGCCAATACCTGATGGCGAGTACACCGCTGAGTTGGTCTACTACGCAAAGTTGACTAAGTTGTCATCGACAGTTGCAACCAATTTTCTACTGACTCAAGCGCCGGACGTTTACTTGTACGGTTCACTTTTACAGGCTGCGCCTTACCTACAGGATGATGCGAGAATCAGTGTGTGGTCATCCTTATATGCGGCTGGTTTAGAGCAGTTGCAGATTGCTGATGACCGTGGCTCAACCAGTGGCGGCGCAATCTTGACAAGAGCAAGGACATTCGGATGATGATCACCACCACCAAAGGCGACATGGATGAGTCCTTGTTGCACAAGTCTGTAGGCTCGACTGAGAGCGACAAAGAGATCATCAGTTGGGTTGAATATCGTTTGGATGACGAACTGGTACACAGATCAGTCCATGTTTTGTTGAAACAAAATGTCGCAGCCGATGGCGTTGCGGCGGCAATTGGATAAGGATTAAGTCATGGCAAATACTCAGGCAATGTGTACAAGTTTCAAAGGTGAACTGCTTGTTGGTCATCACAATTTCGGCACTGGCGTTGTTCGCGCTGCCACTACTGCCGACACATTCAAGGCGGCTTTGTACTTGGCCTCTGCGACTGTGAATGAGGCCACTACAGCCTATAGTTCCACAGGCGAGGTGACAGGCACAGGTTACACCGCAGGCGGTGTCACAGTGACCTTTGGCACAGTGCCAAGCACCAGTGGCACTACAGCGTTTGTCACGCCAAGCGCCAGCATCAGTTACTCTGCCGTGACATTGTCTACGGCCTTTGATTGCGTGTTGATTTACAACTCAACTCAGTCAAACAAAGCGGTCAGTGTGCATACTTTTGGCAGCCAGACTGTGACCGCAGGCACGTTCACCTTGACCATGCCTACCAATGACGCAAGCACCGGTTTGATCCGGTTGGCTTAACCAAGGAGCAGCGGCATGGCTGCTTATGGAACAGGCTACTACGGCAGGGGTGCTTACGGCATAGGCAATGTCGTCATTAGCGGCAATGCTGCCGCAGGTGCTGTTGGTAATCTATTAGAAACCATCTCCATTCAAGAGAATGGAAACATTGCCACCGGCAATGTCGGCACAGTTGCATTAACCGTCTCAATTGCCATTACCGGCAATGCAGCCACTGGCGCTGTTGGCTCTGTCTTAGCGGCATCAAGCAAGGCAGTGACAGGTAATGCGTCAACCCTGTCGGTTGGCAGCGTCACTCAGTCGGCTGCAATTGATTTAACCGGCAATGCGTCAACCTTGGCGGTTGGCTCTGTTGGCCTCACCAGCACTAAAGCCATCACAGGAAATGCTGCAACCGGTGCTGTTGGCACTGTGGGCGCAGAGGTTATATCGTTCCAAGATATTACTGGCGTTGATGGGACAGGCTCAGTTGGTAGTGTGTCGCAGTCTGTTTTAGTGGCACTCACTGGCGTTTCATTGACAGGCTCTGTCGGCACAATGATTGGCTTTGGATGGAGCGTAATTCCAAGCACATCCGAAAGCTGGACACCGGTTTCAGACACATCAGAATCTTGGACAGATTTAGCAGACAATTCAGTAACTTGGCAAGAAGCCGCGTAAAGGGGATTAAGAATGGCAGATACCACCACCACAAACCTATTGCTGACAAAGCCAGAGGTAGGGGCCTCAACGGACACTTGGGGAACGAAAGTCAATACCGACTTAGATACCATTGACGCATTATTTGCTGCTGCCGGTACAGGCACATCAGTTGGCTTGAATGTCGGATCGGGCAAGACATTGGCGGTTGCGGGTACTGCTGTTATCAGCGGAACATTGACAGCGGCAGCAGGATCTGCGGCTGCGCCAACAATTGCAGCCACAGGCGACACCAACACAGGTATCTTCTTCCCTGCCGCTGACACCATTGCTTTTGCTGAAGGTGGTGCGGAGGCTATGCGTATCGACTCCAGCGGTAATGTGGGGATTGGTACAACAGTAAACAATGTGTTTGACCAATCTGGAGCAGCAAGAGCTTTGGTTGTTCAAAAGTCAGATACAAGTACAACGGTTGGGGGTAGCGTTGCTTCTATAACTATTGTCAATGGCGATACAACAACAAATAATATTGCTCAATTAAACTTTGCGGCAATTACTGGCGCAAGCACTACGCAATATTCACCAGGGGTTATTGGTTGCATTTTCGGCGCAAGAACAAATGGTCAGTATCCAACAGGTCAACTAACATTTTCTACATCGCCAACAGGAAATTCTGGGCCATTAGAACGTATGCGTATCCTGTCTACAGGAAACATTCTTTCCTTGTCTGGCGGTAGCACCACAGCAACAGGCACAGGCATCGCTTTCCCCGCAACCGTATCACTATCATCTGATGCAAACACGCTAGATGACTATGAGGAGGGAACTTGGACTCCAAGCCTTGGTGGTAATACAACATACACAGGTAGGTCTGGTTATTACACAAAAATTGGTAACACAGTAAGAGTCTATCTTGAGGTTACTGTTAATTTAATAGGCACTGGGTCTACCACTACTATGTCTGGCTTTCCTTTTTCTCCGTTTGGAAATGATGCTGGCTGTATTTCTTATTTTGAATCTTTAAATGCTAGTGTGTATTGGCTAACAATTCAAATGCAATCAGGTGGCAATTGTGTTTTTGCAGGAACAACGGCGGCAACTGCAACTATTGCTAATGGAATAGCCATTTTTAAAAATGGATCAAGAATTATTGGTACAGCCGTTTATCAAACTTCATCTTAAAGGAAAAATCATGTCACTCACCAAAACAATCACCATTGACCAAATTACAGTTACAGAAGATGGAACTATTCTCTATCGTGAAGCAACACGCATCATGGAAGATGGCAACGAAATCAATAAATCCTATCATCGTAATAGTTTGTCGCCTGGTAGAGACTTAACAGGCATTCCTGCTAATGTTGTGGCAATCTGCAACGTGGCATGGACTGCTGATGTTATTGCGGCTTATCAAGCTCAAATAGCGGCATCGCAAACTCAAGAAGCCTAAAAATGAGTCTAGAAACAGACTTCTACGCGCACCAAGCATCTTGCGATCAGCGATACAAGAACATCGAAGAGAAGCTGGAGTCCGGTAAAGCTCGCATGACTCGGATTGAGTACCTGATCTACATTGTCATCGCCGCAGTGTTGCTCGGTCCAGGCTTTGCCGCTGAGATGGTTAAGAAGTTGTTGGGGCTGTAAATTGATCCGATCAGCATCTGTCTACTTGCGGCTGGATTGGTTAAGAACATCCAAGCTGGCTGCGAGTTGTACAAGCAGGCCAAAGAATCTTTTGTTGAGATCAAAGCCACTGCTGATGAAGTTATCGCAATTGGCAAAGAGGTTCACGGCTTTTGGAATCAATTGCTATCGTTCTTTGGTGCAAAGCCAAAGCCAGCCACCAAAGCAAAGCCTTTGGCGAAAAAGAAGTCAGCCTATGTCGCAGTTGACGAGACTCAGGTCAAGATTGACATCGTCAAAAACCTAACCGATTTTTTCAAGTTACAGGAACAACTGGCCGCGCACATCAGGGAGGAAGAAGAGAAAAGCAAATCTGTCTATGACCCTGACCAAAATTTGATGGAGGCTGCTTTAAAGCGCGTGATGGCGCAGCAAGAGATGGACAGCTTGGTGGTGCAAATCAGAGAGACTATGGTGTATCAGTCACCGCCAGAGATGGGCGCACTGTACTCGGAAGTTTTTAAGATGCGCGAAGTCATCTCAGAGGAACAAGAAAAAGCTAGACTCAAGCAGGAGGCAAAAAAGAGGCAAGAGCAATGGCTACGCAAAGAGGAGGAAAGAAACCTACAAGCAAAGCTGGCAGCAGTGGTGGCGACTTCTATATTCCTCCTGTACCTGTGGCTGTGGCTGTGGTTCGTAAGTCAGTGGGGGAAGAGATGATCGGCTGGATTGCTTGCTGCGTATTGATAGCGTTATTGCTACCGCTTGGCGCTATGCTGTATCTGGACATCTTGGAAACAAAGAATCAAGTCAAGCAAGAGATTGTTAAGGTCGAACGGTTAAGACGCGAGATTGAACACAAAGAAAGGAAAAAAGATGACTAAACAACTTGAAAAGAATTCAACATATAACCAATTCGATACAGACGGTGACGGTGTTGTCACCGACTCTGAGTTGGCAAGATCAGAGCGCATGATCACCATTGAGAACATGGACAAGATGGCAGACCAGCAACGCATCATGGCGTGGGCTGCTTTAGTGTTCCCACCTGTCATCATTGCTTACATGGCATCAGAGTTGGTGACGCTGGAGAAGGTCAACGCTTTGAACGGTCTGGCGACTACCTACTGCGCCGCCATGGGTACGATTGTGGTGGCTTTTATGGCGGCACAAGCGTATGTCAGAGGCAAGGCTGAAGGATGAGTATCTTCAACCCTTGGGTGATCCTTGGCTTTGTCTTGGCAATGCTGTCAGCCTTTGGTGGTGGATACTTCAAGGGTAAGCATGATGAGTACACGCGACAGCAGATTGAAATTGCTGCGCTCAATGCCAAGGCAAGGGAAACTGAGCAGGCGATGGCGCAAGTGGCGCAGAGTTATGGACAGACATTACGAAAGGCGAATAATGCTGCAAAAGCTAAAGAGACTCAGTTGCGTGCTGATATTGCCAGTGGCAATTTGCGCCTGTCAATCCCCACCCAAAGCACCGTATGTCCCACCTCAGTTGCCGCCGTTACCGCTGGAGATAACAGCGGAGAGGCACGAACCGAATCTAGTGGATCGACTACTGTCGCTGCCGATCTTCT